TACCCCACGATCGTCGCCGGAGGAGTGCCACATGCGACATACGAGGACTGAATCTCTCATGATGATGGCAGAGATAGTCTCTCTTCGGGGGACATGCTCACGTAAGAAGGTCGGTGTGGTATTCGCCATCGATGGTCGAGTGCTCATGACTGGCTACAATGGTGCTCCAGCGGGACTCCCTCACTGCGATCACCAAGAAGACTCCCCCTGCGAGACAGCAGTGCATGCTGAGGCTAATGCAATCGCGTATGCTGCTCGCTCTGGGGTTGCGCTGAAGGGCTCTCAGGTATACTGTACTGCTGCGCCCTGCTTGAATTGCGCTAAACTTCTCGTCAATGCCGGTATCTCAGAACTCTACTGGGCTGAGCCATACCGAAACAACCAAGGTTCCGTTCTTCTAGCACAGGCGGGTATCCCAGTACACCGCCAAGCAAGGCTGCTAGAATTTGCAGAACAGGAAGGATTGGGAGTTATTGACGGGGAAGCGGTAGTCTGATAATATGACTGCCATGAACAAAAAGATTGCTTTAGGGGTTCGCGTCGAAGATTGCGATAGGTGTAAGATGAGCACCGGCGCACGACAAGTGTGCGTTACCGCTACGGGACCTAAGAAAGCAACCGTGCTGGTGGTGGGGAAGATGCCCAACTCCCCGAGATACCAAGCTGCGCTCATCGCAGACTTGACCTCAGTTGGCATCGACCCCACCATTTGCGCGTTCACTCAAGCCATTAAGTGCCGCAACTTTGACACTGACCCAGGTCGAGGGGATCTCAAGGCATGTACTCCCTATCTCGATCAAGAGATTGCATTGATCAAGCCTCAGTGGATTCTTGCTCTCGGTAATGAAGCTCTTAGTGCCACCACCGGACACTCAGGGATCATGAAGTACCGAGGGAAACTCGTCGATAAGGGGAGTTACCAAGTATTCCCGACAGTGTCCCCAGCTGCCGTAGCACGGAATCCGGGACAACGTCCAGCCTACATTGGTGAGCTCCAGTACTTGGCCTCTCAGATTAATGGGGTGAAAGCCAAGGTACGTCCGCCACACATCATCATTGTTAATACTAAGAAAAAGGTAGAGGCCCTTGCCAGAGCCCTCGATGAAGCCGATCTACTCAGCTACGATGTTGAAACTACCGGGCTTGATGAATTCTCCGGTAAAATCGTATCTCTCTCCGGAACTATGGTGCGTCGAGGCCGCGTGTTCGTATGGGCCTTACCTCTATATCACCCAGAGTCTCCTTTTGTTAAAAGTTGGCGGTCTGTTCTGCGTTATCTCGGTCCTCATCTCTGTAGACCAAAGAAGCTTGTAGCGCATAATGGTAAGTTCGACGCTCGTTGGTTACGACAGTTCGGAGTGCCGATCTCTGTCACTTTCGATACCATGCTCGCTTGCCACATCCTGGATGAGAATAGGCAGAAAGGACTCAAGCCGCAAGCAACTGCACGATTAGGTGTGGCAGCATGGGCAATCAATACTGGAAGTTTAGTAGAGACTCCACTCGCTGAAGTGCTAGAGTATAACGCTCTGGATACTTACTACACTTACCATATCTATCTGCAGCTTCGTGAAGAGTTGATTGCTCAGCCAAGACTTCTTAGAGTCTTCCGTTTCATCACCACACCAGCGAATGAGCTTCTGATCGATGTCGAACGCCAAGGGATCTGGATTGATCGAGAACGCTTAGCGACCCGGATTAAGATCGCTGATGACATGCGTGCGAATATTGACAAGAAACTGATGAAGTGGGTACCTAAGGATACTGATGACTGGCCCACGATGGCCAAAGGTAGACGAGCCGAAGTAAACTTTAACCCAAGTAACTTTTCTCGATGGTGGCTCTTCGAGCATCTTAAGTTTCCAGTCTTAGAACGGGGTAAGACTAAGGACGATGGTTCACCAGGTGATCCCTCGATGAAAGAAGCAGTCATGCTTGAGCTGCGTGACTTCCATCCGGTAGTGAATCTCCTACTCGAGCGTTCGAAGTGGCAAAAGTACTGTAGTTCATTTCTTGGAACCTACGAAGAGATTGCAGATAAGAATGATAGAATCCACACAACCTTCAAGTTGGCCGGTACAGTTACTGGACGTCTCTCTTCGGGTAAAGCCGACGAGGAAAAGGTTACGGCCAGACGAGATCGAGGTCGGGGAGTTAATCTGCAGCAAGTGCCGAGAGATCCCTTCATCCGTGGAATGTTTGGTGCGCCTCCGGGTCGAGTATTCGTAGAAGCAGACTTCTCGCAGATCGAGTTGAGGATCGCTGCCTTCCTCTCTCGTGAACCAACGATGATGCATCTCTATCAGACTGGGCAGGATATTCACCGAGCAACTGCTGCTTGGGTGCTGGGGGTTGCCGAGTCGAAAGTTACTTCAGAAGATCGTAAGAAAGCGAAGGCGGTCAACTTCGGGTTCGTCTACGGGATGGGTGCTCCCAAGTTCGTGGTTACCGCCTTCGAGAAGTATGAACTCATATTCTCACTTGATGAAGCGAAGGCGATTCGACGGACCTTCTTCGAGCAGTTCCCTGGATTGATCAGATGGCATGCCAAGCAGCGCCGCTTAGTAGCCCACAATCAGCGAGTCCAATCGCCCATCGGACGCATCCGTCATCTGCCAGATATCGAATCGGAAGATCAAGGGGTACGTGCTGAAGCTGAGCGCCAGGCGATTAACTCCCCAGTTCAAGGATTTGGTAGTGACCTATGTCAGCTCTCGATGGTATTGATAGATAACCAGGTGAAGAGACAACAGATGGATTGCTTGACCATCGGTACTGTCCATGACTCGCTTATGTTCGATGTGGCGACCAAGGATCTTCGCCGAGCCCTCCCCCTGATCAAGCATACCATGGAGAACCTCCCCCTTGAGAGGCTCTTTGGTTTATCCATCGACGTACCGATCGTCTCAGACATCAAGGTGGGTCGATACTGGGGTGGGGCCACTGAATTGACGGAAGCACAAGTATGGGACTGGAACGGGGATATTGACATCGAATAGGGGTTCTGATAAGATAGCCATGCTCACCGACCGAGGACATCAATGCCTGTATATGTAGACCCAACATCTCTACGGAGTATTGCCACCCACTCCATGATCAGTGGGTTCCGAGCTTGCCACAAGCAGTTTGAGTACAAGTATGTGGATCGGCTTAAGCCGAAGCATCTTGGGAAGCCACTGCGCCAGGGGAGTTGGGGACACTCGCTTCTCGAGGCACACTACAACGGTGAGGATTGGGAAGAGGAACATCAGCGACTGCTAGGCAAATGGGGGCAGTTGTTCGACGAGGAACGCGACAGCATCGGTGACCTCCCCGGTGAGACCAAGCGACTGATGCAATCGTATCTCTGGCACTATAAGAACGAGCACTGGATCGTGCACGAGGTTGAGTACACCATCGAGGTGGAACTCCCCAATGGCATGATCTATCGAGGCAAGGTTGACCTGATCATTGAGGATCAATATGGACTCTGGATCGTCGACCATAAGTTTAACCGCAAGTTGCCGAACACTCAGTACCGCATTCTCGATGCTCAGTCTGCACTTTATCTCTGGGCTGCAATCAAGTCGGGCCTCCCCGTACAAGGGTTTATCTGGAACTATGTACGACGCAAGGCTCCCACCATACCGAACGTGGTTTATGCCAACACAGCCAACCCTCGGTTCTCCAAGACTGTAACCGACTTCGATTATCCTACCCTTAACCAAGCCATTAAAGATGCTGGATTCAAGAAGAAGGACTACGCAGATCTCTTAGCTTATCACAAGAGCCTTCGCTTCGTACCGGGTGAGCCCCAACGATCAACCTTCTTCCGACGCAATGTATTGGAGAAGAGCCCGGAGATGCTCGAGGAAGTGGCTAAGGAAGCAGTGCGAACTGCTCGGGCACTTGATAAGTATAAGTTCGGTAAGAGTACTGAGAGGAACCCAGGCAGTCACTGCGAGTTCCGATGCTCTTATGCTCAACTCTGCGCCGCAGAACTCTTCATCTCAAGTGAAGCAACTATGCTTCGCCGACAGGGGTTCAGTACAGCAGACCCGATGGATTATTACTACGATGATCCCAAGGACCCAGAGAAGGAGGATTGATGGTAAAGACTCGGGAACCCAACTATCTTGAGATAGCATCGAAGAAAGTTGGGCGTCCAGCCACACATGCGGCCAAGCAACGCAAGTTGCTGATCTATGGCCGGAACAAGAAGGGGAAGACTTGGCTATCCGTTAGTGCAGGGGTTGAGCGTACTTTAGTTCTTGACCCTGAACGAGGCACTGACACCATGGTCAGCAAAAACCCCTATGTGTGGCCGATCACCAAATGGGAGGATATCCAGGAGGCTTGGGGAGCTTTGAGGACGGGGGAGCTTTCCCCTAAGATCTTGGGTCTCGGGAAAGGTACCACACCCTTCGACTACCTCTCAGTCGATGGAACTACCCGAATGAACAACATGGCTCTGCGCTATGTAATGAGTCAGGAAGAACAACGCAATCTCGACCGGAAACCT